GGGTCATCACTCATGTTCTTTTATAATCTCCTTTATTTTTTTATGGTTTCTAATTTTGTTCATTGCTTTCTTTGCAATTTGTTCAACCCTTTGCTTGGTCATGCCTGTAAGTCGGGCAATTTCGGCATAGGTTTGTGGTCCATCATTCAATACGGCACACACTTTGAGGAATAGATCGTTGATTTCTTTTGTGACTTGTGAGGTTGGCCCGAAAGGATCCGCCCTTCCGGTTACCCATTCGTAACAAGCATCAATTTTATACCCTGTCTCTTCTGATAGCTCTTTAGCTCGGACCCACTCGGGTGTACCCTTACGCTTCCCCATCTAAATTAATCTCCCGGTCCACTAGATGGTCCGGTAACCCCGCTTCGGATACATGGGAATCAACCGGGCTAACACCACTCCGTGATAGCCTCCAAATTTGCCCTCCTCTTTTTTGAATAGCTATTGCTTCATTAGGGAAACGAACATCATCGATCACGCACAAGTATGGGCCTTGTTCTTTGATGGCATCAAGTAAATGTGTTACCCATATGTCGGGCCACATTTTACGGAAGCACTCGGTGCCTACCCTTTGAAGTAGGATCCTCCCGCTAATCTTATCGGGCCACCCCGGTATAGGAGTCTCTTTATCCTCATATAGGTAACGCTTTGGCAAGAGAGTAGCCAACATATTTTTAATGGGGGTAGCAAGTGAATGCACCTTACCTTTAAGTACCCTCTTCGCAAAGGTTGTCTTGCCCACCCCCTTGGGCCCCGCCAATCCAACTAGATTTAAATCCTTAACTAAATAATCGGACTCGGGTCTCGGGTTTAACCGGTACTTATCCGCAAATTTATTCCATTCTTTTTTTGTCATGTAAGTTTCGTGCTTCATCTAAAATATATTACCTCCTGTTTTTTATTAGTTTTTTGATGGGTGCCCCATGGTAACCGGACTAAATGGTTTAGTCTCATGGTAGCCGGGTCACCGCATAGTAGGTGACAAGTATCCTCGAACTCCTCGAACGCTCTATGTGTAGCAAACGACACATCGAACCATGCATGAAGAGAACTATTGCCGGAGGATACAACCATCCTTAATGGCATTTGTTTCTTCAAGTGCATGATCACTCCCGCTTGCATATCGTGCGTCATCCATGGCTCATCTGATTCATATATAGTATACAATCTTTCCCGGACAAACTCCCCCTTCCTCGCCGGAGGATCCGGCTCGAATGGGTTGGGCATAATCATTGAGTGGTTTGACAAGTCAAGATCCGTCCATCCTTCTACGGTTTTTGGTTGGACATTATATGTCTCTTTACCTATGAACAACCAATCAGATTTTGCATACAATCTATTCAAAGACTCGGTTGGGTCCATCGGTAGCATACCGGTATGATGTCTAAGGGTAGCTAGGTTTGCCTTGGTTGCTATGGTTCGAGTAAACACCTCATTCTTCGGAGGCTTACGCCTCTGCTTCTCAAGAGTGACCGGGCTAGATAATTTCTCCCGGTGCATTATGATCAAGTTCTCCACCTCCCGGGGTTGGAGTGTTCTCTTAGTATTAGCTTCGGCCAATGGCTTGAGCTTACCTAAGATATAATCATCATCCCCGGTGAGTAAGCATAACCGGTAAACGGCTCGAGATATTGTGCGGTGTAGTCCATCATTATTATCCGTGCTAAAATTAGAGAACGGAGTAATAAGATTAATCATCTTTGTCCTCCTCTAGATCGATGTCGGATTCAAATACTATCCCGGATCTCTCGTTAAGGATCTCCGTTACAATATCCTCGAGTTCAACTTCCTTATCCTCAATGGCTTGGTCATCCAAGAACTCCTCAAGTACATAGTTAAATTGTTTCTCGAGGTACTCCTTTGCCTTACTCGTTGAGTCCATTGGAACATCTCCTTATATCTATTTCCAATGGTAACTCGGGCATCCAATCGGGTGCCTTGCAAGCTATTGCTTTTATAATTTCCATAGTCTTCTTCGCTTCCCCTTTTGGGCACTCTATAATAACAGAGTCATGGACATGGAGTAGAACTTTTAAATCAGCATCGTCTAGTTTGACAAGACAATCCGCTAACAGATCTCGAGCCACGGCTTGTGTTACATTCTCAACGAGCTTGGCTCCCCATGATTTCTCGGTGCCCTTGCCTTTTACATACTCAACCGTTAAGGGTTTGTGTTTGATCACATCAAACCGTAGGTGCCTACCGGAAGGGAGATGGATCCTGTGCCCACCAAGTTTTCGTCTAGCTATATCCTCTAGCTCTTTCCAATAGGCAACGATCTCCGGGTTCTGCTTACGGTAGTCTGTTACTATCTTCTTAGCCTCATGGTCCAAGAGGTTTACCTTACCCCCTGTTAACGCTGATGCCACATCTTTAAAGGTCTTAGCCCCACACCCATAGCCAAGTCCAAGCACTCGAGCCTTACAGATTTGTCTTAGTTCCGGGTCACCTTTAGCTAGTGGCTTATCCTCAGTATAAATCCCGCACATCCTAGCATGGGCCTCATAGATATCCATACCCTCACGGATCATGGCCAAGGTCTTATCATCCTTGACTAAGCATAGGAGAACTCGAGGTTCTATGTTTGCAAAGTCAAATTGAATAAAGCAATGGCCCGGTGCCGGGGTAAAGAAGCCCATGACATTAACGCCCATCAATTCTTTCTTAGCCAACCCTTGGAAGTTCACGCCTTGGGATCCGGAGAACCTACCGGTATGAGCACCCCAATAATTTAGCGGTGTACTTACCCGGCCATCCTTACGGATCCTAAGTTCTAGATTCTTGAGAGTTGATATCATTTTCCGAAGCTTCCGGATGATCGACATTTTCCCTGTTGTGACTGCACCTTCGGGGTACCTACTAGACCAACTAAAATATCGGGGGTCCTTGGCGTTAGTTGTTTCCGGTTTCGGTATACCATTGAGAGCACACCACTTCGCAAGTTCAAGCAAGGATAAGGAAGGGCCCTCCCATGGGATAGAACCTTGGAGTTTAACTAACTCATGGTCCAATGCTTGTTGGCCTTTCTCCGATCTCAATGTATCAAAACCAATTCCGTTCCTTGCGAATTTACGAGTCAACTGAGAGACCCTCTCCTCAAGGGCGGGGAATCGGTACTTCAATGCATCCGCTATCCAATAGCAAGTGCTCGCATCGGACTGACAATAAGCTATGAAGCCCGGGTCATCTAGGCACTCCTTCTTGGTCCACCCCTTGGCCTCCTCCCGCTTCGCCTTCGAGATCTCTTGCCCCAAGATATGGTAAGCGGATCCAAGTAAGTCACCCGGGTAGCCAAAGTATTTTGACATATGCTTAGTACAGATCCACCGTTCCGGTTTGAATGGCGGTAGCTGACCTAGTTCAATGGCTCGTTCACAGGCTTGCTGATCGAACTCTGCGTTATGAGCAAAGATAATTGCTCCGTTTAATTTCTCCACCGGTGCCGTTGCCGGGTCACCACTATAAGTTTCGTCTTCATTGAACAGAGCAAAGACGGTCATATCAAACTCGGGTGAGTTTACATAAGCATCTATACCATTCGATAAGTTGTAGTCTTTTGTGAAGTATGTTTCTACATCTAGTGCGTATATCTTTTGTCCTTCTAGGATTGTTGACAACGGTATTGATCTAGAGTAATATGGGTTTTCTTTAATCATAATTTTGATCTCCGAGGGGATGAGTTTGGTCGCTCATCCCCTCATTTGTTTTAGTTATTATTTAATTCTTCGTGGGTCGTACTTTTTCATGTACCTCCAAACACCACAAGCATGAGTGAATGCTTCATAAGCATCCCGGACTTGTTCGCCGGTGTACTTAACAACGATGAACCTTCCCGGCTCCGTGCTACTTACATAAGCATTAGCTCCGAATACTTCTCCGGCCTTCACTCTATCTATCCCCCAATAAGCTCCGGCATACGAAGCGATCTGCATTAACTGACCATCGTATGGCTTAACTTGTTTATCCGGAATAGATGGGTAAGTCTTACGAGTCTTCCAATCTACCACTAATGGTTTACCGGCAGAAGTTTTTGCCCCGATGTCCATCGTTCCCGCATAGCCCTCTTCCATATTGACCACGACTTTTTCTCGTTCGATGAAGTCAAGGCCATCCTTCTCCTTCCACTCGAGTACCGGATCCATGTAAACCTTCCACTCATCCGGACAAGGCTGACCATTAAGAACATCCTCACATACTTGGTGGAAATTTGTACCGAAGTCCGCCGAGTCGCTGACTTGTTGGTACGCTAACTTAATCATACGCTTGGCATATGACTCGTCCTCCTCCCCTTCAACAGGACGGTGTCTGAATGCTGACTTACCTACTTGAGTTTTAGCCCACTCATTAAGGAATGATTTATCTAGAACCCCGGTGATTGAAGTAGGACTCGGCAATAAGCCTAGCTTCCTAGCATCTCCCACATGAGTATTACGAAACCCGGTGCCCTTAGAGTTGGCCACCTCATGGCATGGCTTGCCGTCCGGGAAGTACCAATGTCCTCCGCTTGCCATCAGAAGGGGACATCCTCGGAATCATCTTCCTCGGTGTCGGGTTTAGGTTGTTTGTTTGTCGGTGCTTTAACCTCGCTAGGTTTAAGCGGGTCCGCATCTTGTGCCGGTAGCATCCCAATATCTGCACCCGCCTCAAGCATAAGCTCGTTGAAGTCGGATGAAGGAGGGCAAGCTTTCTTGTACGCTTCGGGTACTGCACTTATATTTGTGATAGCACCGTACACGGTACCTCTTCCACTTGTTCTTTGTTCCACCGTAAGGCTAACCTCTTCTCCCTTTAAACAATTAGGGTCAAAGGTTGTTGGGAACTCACCTCGCCAAGCTACTACTGCTTTGTAGAAGTTTGACTTAGGCGATCCGCTCGCCTTGTATACATTAGTCTGTACTAGGTAGGGCTTATCTCCATCCTTGAGTGCGAAAAGAAACCGGACTGCCGGTATAGTTTCCATATCTTCACTTTGGTATTTTTTCCTTTGGAACTTTTCATTAGTGTCCACATCTACGCACCTTGCTAGGAAGGTACCCGATGGGCACGGCGTTATTATTTTCCAACCGAGTATATCTAACTGCGGTAGGTCTCCATCTTCTTGTCTTGTTACTTGCATGGTCTTGATCTATTTATGTTGTGCGTAATTAAGAATTAAAAACGCATCACTATTTTTTTTTGTTACCTTAGTTGGTAACGGAAATAATCTTTTGGCCTCCTCCCAACAGAGGTCCTTCCTTTCTTTATAGGGTTTACCTTTTATGCCTGTATACATAGCTTGCCACGCTTGGGGCCGGACCAAGTGCATACGAATACCGCCGGCCATAACGGCTCCTTTCACGAAGCCAAAGTTTTCCCCAAGGACAAAGCCGGTACTCTCGGGTCTCTTCATGCCTGTAGTTTTAGGAGGGTGCTCAACATACCACTCAACGGTATAGTCGATAAGTCTCTCTTGAACTTCCTGTATGAGATCCACGAATCCTCCTTCCCCGGTCCATGGCCATGCATCTAATTTACCATCCGCCCATTTAATAACGGTTGCCCCATTCACGCCGGGGTCAGTTGCTAATATTATTTGTGCCATTATTATTTTTGGTTGTATTTATTTTAGGTGCATGGTTATTGAGAAACGACATCAACTCGGGTAGAGAACCAAGGTAAAAGGTCCCATGAGTTGAGATAAAAACTTCTCTCCCGCCCCGAATGGTTAGTAATAAATTATCCGAAACATATGAATGATCGGTAGTCTCTTGATTAGTTTCTCCTTCCATATTATATAATATCTAAATCATTTGCCGGGGCCACGATGTCGGCGTAATACTTTTCTGTAGTTGTAACACTTGCATGGCGGAGTGTCTTACTCGCCACATATATACCATGCTTAGATGCGAGCATTGCCCCTAAGCATTTCCTTAAAAAGTGAAGGGGCTTATCAGATACCACGCCCATGTGGTCCCGCAAGAAAGGTACGAATTTACGATCAACTAATTTCTCTACATTAGTAGAGTCGATAACCTTTTGCTCGGGGGCATGACCGTTCTTCATCTCCATGATGGCCTCAAAGGTTGATGATGGTATGTTTACTTGTTGCTCTTTATTGGCCTTGGTAGTCTTGAGTATGATAAAGTTCCTACCATTAAAAGAATATAGATCCGCCCATTTAAGCCGGATGATTTCACTACGGCGTAGGCCACCACTACAAGCTAACAAAAATATTTTAAAGAACTCGGGGTGAGTCTCTCGAAGGGCCTTGCCCTTCTCGTAGATCGAAAGGATCTCGGTGTCACTAACTCGGAAAGGCTTTACTACCGGTTGAGCGGGTGAGTAAGCAACAAGGTGAGAGAAACATTCCACGGTAATTTTCTTTTCATATTCTAAATAGTATAAAAAATTCTTTGAGAATATACTCCGCACCTTTCTTAGTTTATTTAAATTACCTACCTCGGCTTCGTACCTACGGATAAAACTTTGCCCCCCTTTAGTAATTGCTAGGCGGTCAATAGATCCTTCCGGCTTTATACCATCCCACTCTAATACATCTATGAAGGCATCCCAATTCCTTTTCCGTGTGGCATCGTTAGCCTTTACTATACTACATTCAAAGTAATATTTTTTTAAATCCGGGTTGATCTTACAATGCCTATCCGGATTAGTCAGCCGGAGGCGAGCATCTTTGATTAAACCGGGGGCTAATCTTTGAGCAGTATTAAAATCCTTAGTCCCGGTACTGACCTCAACTACATGGGATACCCCCTCAATCTCAAGCGTGAGCTTGACTGAGATATTTCTATTTTTTCTTTGGCACAAGTACATAATTTAAAGGTGTAAACCAAGGGAGTGTAGTCCCCCGGTAGACAAATTTAAACATGGGGTTTGATGTCAACCCCTGCAAGAAAAAACTTTTAGTTTATCTAAAGGAGTAGTGTTGATCAAGGATTCCGGTCCAATATTTTTTTAATCTTCTTTAGGTCCTGTGATACTTCTTTCCTATTTTGCCTTAAAACTTTACCCTTTGCATACCGGCTTACCTTACGCTCTAATTTTTTGTAGTACATCTGCACCACATCAGACTCCATCTCGGCAATAGGTTGATCTTTATTAGTTACAAGTTCACGCATCTTAGTACCCTTATAATAATTATATAAGTATAGATCTTGTGCTCGGTGCAGATCTGAAAGCTCGTCATCATTCTCCCGGATCTTAGTCGATTGACTAGGTACCGTAGGTATAACTTTATGTCTTATAAGATCTCCGAGAGGTCCTTCTTCTGCCGGACCATCATAGACTCTTGAGAGTATATTAGCGGGCCATTGGTTGTTATATCTTTCCATTGGTTTACCTAAAGGACCTAAGTCCGGCATACCCATAGACCGTGCTCCGGGAACAAGTGGTTGTAAATAAAACCCTATAGAACTTTGCAAGTCTCCGTCCGGATATTTTTTATTACTCATCATAGCATCTACTTGATAAAACAAATTAGGTACTAGGAATTGAGACGGTGCTTGACTGAATACAGTCTTAGCTTTGGATATAGATCTATCGTCAAACTTTAAAATATCTAAGATGTCAGACATACCTTTAAAGAAAGATTGATCTTTCATTAGAGTGCCATATGCCATGGTTCCCGCTAGGATTTGATTACCCAAGTTAGCGGGCTCATCGTCATACTTAGCTTGGTCTTTCATACCTCCCATGAATGCAAGCAACCCACCGAAGGGAGTTTCTTTATAGCCAAACTGATGGCCCATGATTGTAATAGTATGAGGCTTCCAATTACTAGCCATTAAAGATTTTTTCTTGGCGTAGTTTGTAGGCCCGGGTCCGGTTACATCGAACATTCTATTCTCTTCGTCTTCCTCTTCTTTAAAGAAGAGATGGGCAAACACACCGGCTACTGCACAACCCATTAGGTGTCTCATGTGCATATCTTTGTATGCCTCGGTTGTCATCTCGGACCCTTTATTAGTAACCCTTGCCCCTCCGTGTTTGTGCCATAAAGCTCGAACCGCTCCAAGTCCGGGAGTGAAATCGAAAGTCATGTTTTGTACATTGGCCACCACCCGGATGAACGGCATTGCAAATTGACTGACTCCGGATAAAGCTTGCTTAGATAAAGGAACATCTTGACCAACCGTCTCCATCGGATAAGAGGCTTGTGCTACTAGACTAGCAAAGGCACCCAACATACCTTCGGGTTTATTCTGAAAGGTAGTCCTTAACCCGAAGTGCTCTGACTCTGTTTTAATTTCTTGGCTACGGTTACTCTCGATGATCTCATTAACTCGCCTCTGTTTATTTAATCCGGTTAAACCTTCTGTTGTTGCTTGTGCCTCGGCACCTTGTCTCATCGACTCGTTACCTCGTAACGCCTCCATTACATATTGTGTAAGATCCGAGCCACGCTTACCCATTTGCTTACCTTCCATGTGTGCAAGGAAAGAAGCCTTACCTTCGATGTTAGAAAATCTAAACAATGCATCCATCGAGGACATAAACCGGTGGACATATTTTAAATATGAGAAGGGATTCTTAGCACTCAGCCTTTCAAGTACAGGATCGAATGCATACTTATCCATTTCAAATCCCGCCCTACCTCTTCCGGTACTCATAATAGACTGAGCCTCGGACCATCCTTTAGACAAGCCGTGCAACATATTAAGACCCATCTCGTACCCAAGCCTTGGTGAAGTAGTCCCACCTCGAGCTAAGTTACCGGCTTGCATTGGGAGAGCGGTAAATAAATTACCGGTCAAGTTAATCACTTGAGTCGATGGTCCCGACACAAGGTTAGCTACTCGGATCGCAAGCATTGTAGCAAACACACCGTCACCGGCTTGGTTCTGTATTATATTAAGGAGATCTTGGGTAGCATTGGTTTTTTGAAAACCTTCGGGAGCTTTCTGAACCTTGTTACTAGCATCCATAATCTTCCGGGAAAACTCTTTGGTCACTCCCCCTTTGACCCCTAGCATTTGAGCAAGGGCTGAATACATATCAGTATCGCTAAAGGCACCAAGGTTAGAGAGTTCGATTATTTTTTGATCTAAGGTCTTAGCTTTCTTACTGACCTTCTTACCTAGCTGAGTCTCTTTAAATTTCTTTAGTTGGCTAGACCGTTCCTTTACCATCGTCCGATTAAACTGACTGATGAATCGGGTAGAGATTTGTTGAGCCATACTAGCGGGTAGATCTAGCTCGAACATTAGCTCCTTCACTAGGCCATCCCTTGATCTATTCTGTGTGTCAAGATGCTTCCTAGCTAACTCCTTTAGTTTAACATCAAGAGCTTTCATCCGCTCTTGCATGGTTGAGTCCATTAGCTTACCGCTTGGATCCAATGGCATACGCCCGAAGAACTCTTGTAGTTCAGTAAATTGTTCAGCCGTTAGACTCTCATCGTTAAGCGTTTGTTCTGCAAGGTCCCGCCATACATCCGTATACTTTTCAGCATTAAGTAATGCATCCCGAAGTACATCGGACCGTGGCCGTGGCTTCCGTTTGGAACCATCTGCATTCAACCCGGTCCTCTTCCCGATCTCGGTTATAAGTTCATTAGTGAACTTAGCGAGGTGGGTGTTAGAGTTTCCTTCCTTATGGTTTTTATTTAACTTAGCTACTAATCTTTTGTGTAACTTATCAACCGCACCTTTTCGGTAGGCCCCCCATAAACTAGGAGCGAATTGTTTCTCGATAGCCTTAACTAAATCGGGAGCACTCTTCCGTAAGAACTCTATGCTCATCTGATCAAACCCGGCTTCTCGGGCTACCTTAATCAGATCCATTAACTCATTAGAAACTTCTCCGTGTTCCGGTAACTTCCGGTTAACTCTAGCTTGAGTAGTCTTAGCAATTTGGTTTCTAGAAAATTTATATAAACTTGTAGCATTAAGGTTACCTAGTTCCTGTAAAACAGATATGGCTCGGCCATGGGATCTAGCTTCTTCAGACATCCGCATGGCTAGATCGATTGCCATGTCATCAAACTTATTAGAGTTTGAGAAGCCGTCTAAGTTCATTTGCCCGGGAGAGTTTTTATTGGTCTTCCGATTGCGGACTAGGTCCGCTTGTTTACTTAACCTTTTAAGTACCACCGTACTAGCCATCATCTTAGCCTCGGGCTCCATATCGGAAGCCTCATCACTAGTTAAGGATACATACATATCCTCCGCCTTTTTCCCCTTGAACTTATCATACCATGGCTTGAGCTTTCTCATCACATCGGGATGACCTTGAACTTCGTACTCTAGCTCGAGCTCGTCTCTAATCTCTTTAGCTAGATCTTGGTCCGCTTTTAATCTTACAAGTAACTTACTTTCTCCGGTAACCGGATCCACTTTGCTACCCGGCTTCTTAGAAAAGTAAACCATCTCCTCCGGTTTCATCCCGGTTGGTTCAATTGATTGGGGGGCAATATTATACCCGGCCGTTGCAGAGGAGGCGTAAGATTCTGCAATCTGTTTCCTACCCATACGAGGGAGCTTGTTTAAACCGGGGAACATTATTTCATGTGGCTCGATCCTTTTGCGGATCCGATCCCATAGTGTCCATTGAGCCGGGAAGATTGGGATACCTAACTCGTTAGCTTTCTCCTCATTTATCTCGACTGCCTTGGCATAGGCATCAGTCATAAGTTTCAAGTTACTAGGTGTCTCTATAAACCCATTAAAATTTTCCCACTCGGTTCCTTTGAGATTGTCATTTAGGATACCGGTTACTGCATTTCTAAACACAGGAGTCTTAGCAGACATGGTTGCGAAGGTAGCCTTACCAATAGCCTTTTGTATTCTCTCCGAACCAAAAGATTTTTCTTGGGCAAACACATCATCTAAAGTTTTAACTTTTTTTAATTTAGGGTCTACACCTTCAGCTACTTTTGCGTTCCATTCTCCATCCGCTTTATTAATCGCCCTTTGTCTTTGGGCTTCCGAAGTAAGCTTCTGCTTCTCGGTGGTAGCTTTTTTCAACCTATCTGAATTGTCTTTATCTATGACCTTTAATCTTTTTTGATACTTCCCAAATCTTTTTCTAGACTTAGTAAGCTCGGTATTAAATGCCCCAACAATAGTTTTCTCAAATTTGCTCTTTAGACTTTCATCTTTGATTACCCTTTCTGCAAAGCCATTAGCCATGTGTCGATCAATTGCCGATATCATAGCGTTGTATGGATCTTGCCATACCCCACCAAAGGAAGCCGTCTTAGTACCAAACCCGGTTGTTTGACTAGCCACTTTGTTTACGAATGAACTCCAACTCTCGTCATCTTTCTTTATAAAGAAGTCCGGGTTCTTTAAGTACAACCTAGCAAAGTTTGCTAACCTACTAAAGTCTTGGGAAAGCCCTATACCTAAAGCCCCATCTTTCTTGGACCCGATATCGAACTGAGCTTTAGCTTTCTTATTCCATCGTGACATCACTCCCTTATAGGTAGTGTGATGCATATCACCTTGAGGAGGTATAGTCTTAGCTAAGTCAGCTAGTCTCTGTATCCCACTTTCATCTCGAGCGAATATCCTAGCTAGGCCAAACTCGTTAGGTAGGAGGGGAGCGTTAGGAGAAAGGAACCCAAACGCTAACCGGTTAAAGTGATCGATCTTATCTATCTTCTCGGGTGTAAGAGACTCGGAAAGTTTCTTTGTTATCTGACCGTGTAACTTCTCAGAAATATTTGTGATGTCGGGCTGATTGTTTTTAATCCATAACATATCGTAGTAAGTAAACTTACCATCTAACCCACCGGGTAGTTTAAATTTCTCACCGCTATCCGGATCCGTAATCGTGGTCAGATTTGACAAGCCTCCAAAGTTCTTAATACCATAGAGGTCACCCACCTCTTTGAAGATCTCGGGAGTCCACTCTCTTGGAGGCACACCTTCATAGAATATATTACCATCCTTATCTCGAGTCATCCCTTCTTTGAGTTCACTCTGTTGTTTAGCTTTACGGCTATAAGCTACCGTTTCATGGGTAGCAAAGGTTGCGTTCTTAGCTAGAACAAGTGGACCTAGTTGTAAAATCTCGTCAGCGTGTAGGATCTTTTTACCATGGTCTTTCCTATCATAGAAGTAGGAGTGACGGCGTGGGTCCATACCTACTTGAGTCCATGCCGGATCATTGATAGCTTTATCTGCTAGTTGTTTTATGTTCTTAGGATCTGCCGGAATGTAGTCACCGTTAATACGAGCGTAAGAAGTTTTACCAATCTCCCCTTCCATTATTTTCTGACCGGTAGGTTCAGAGATACTAGAGAGGTCGGCATTCTTTAAGTGTGCAACACTATCATTAACCGCAACATTCTTACCGTCCTTACCTTTGCCGTGCATGGTAGGTACCCATACATTATGGGACAAATAGGCCGGAATGTCTAACCGTATACCTACCTTCTGCCCGGGTTTAAATATTTTTTGAGCTATCCCTATTGTTTTAACTTGGGGCGTTGTTAAAGCATCTTGCATTTCCTCAACCGTTGCCGGCTTGGGTACACTATCGTAGGGGAGAACAGGCTTGAACTTGTCTATTGAATTATTGTATTCCTTTTGTGAGATCTGCCCGGCTTGTAACGCATGGTAAGAATTTATAATTGACGGTATTTTATCCGGAGTATTCTTACCTTTCTTACTAAAATTAACTTCGTTCTTTTGAGGCCCTAATAAAGAGTAGGTGTAATTAGTAATCCCCGCTTTAAGTTGGGGGGAAATATCGAAGTTTTCAAATAAAGTTTCCGGGTCTTCTGATAGTATTGCCTCGATTGCTTGAATAGGTTTATCAAACCCAAGATAGTCATCTCTCTCCAAAGCTTTTAAAAGGTTCACCATTCGGCGGGATGTAGTCGTTTGTTTATTGTTATTAACTACATCCGAAACTTCTCCGGCCGTTGAATCATGGTCAAAGGACTCAAGGTAATCGTCCGCCACAAGCGTGTCTACCTCTTGTAATACTTCAACCGACATCTTAGGGTTTTGATTGATTTCTTTCCATGCCTTTTTATGGTAAGATGAATCTTTAATAAAGTTAGTTCCGTTCCTACCCCATGTAGTTTCTTCTAAAAAGTTCTTATCACTAGTCCGCTCGATTTGATTAGGGTTAAAAGCAACCCATGTCTCATTATTACCCGAGGTTTCCATGTAGTCCTCGGGTGATAAATACCCGGTGATTTCCTCGTTACCTTGAAATAGATCCCAACTATCGCCTCGTATTACATCATTGTTGGGGCCCATCGCTTCGTAAGGTTGCTTTAATAAATACCTTGAGCCTACCTCGCTTTCTTTCATGCGAGGGCTTTTAATAATTATTTTATTAGGGTCATCCGTAGGGATTAGTTCATCTCCATCCCACTTAACGCCATCATAGCCACGCTTCTCTAACTCTTTACGAAGATCCTCTTGTCTAAATTCTTTTGAAAGTTCTCTGTACACCTCGGGTGGGGCCGGGTTCTCTATATTTAAATTAAAAGACTTTATAAAACGAGGGTTACTAAAAGCGGGAGATGCTCCTTCCTTATTACTTGTGAACCAAAAGCCATTGAAGGGTGCATCGGGATCCGCCGGGTTAATCTTCTGCTCGTCAAATTTGTCGAAGTCTTGTGTGCTCCCATGGAATACGGTCAAAGGCTCGCCTTCTTTATCTACAACTCTAGTGGGCTTCTTACTAAAGTTAACATCGTCTGTTTGACCTTCAACCGGCTTGTTAAGTTTCTCCGTCAACCCGGGAGTGTTCAAGGTAGCTTCCGCTAACCGGATAGATTTTAAAATATTCTTATCGTTCTCCGGGCTATCTTTAAATTTCTTATTAGTTAAACCATTAAAAGTATCTATGATAGATCTCTTAAAACTATAGTCAGCATTCTCGTGATTCTCGGATACTCGGGCTACAATTTCTTTACCAAGTATAGTCGTGCTAAAGTTTGGATCCGAACCATAGTCTCGTAAAATCTGTTTACCTACTGAAGTGTTTACATAGTCCCGGCCCACTTGATTATAGAAAGTCTCTTGCATTGAACCGGTAACCATTTCAGTTCCGAGGTGGCCAATACTTTCGTGGCGTAACACTCGGCTGACATCAGCCTCCGTGTTTAATTGATCTGCAACTAAGATAATCTTCTTAGATTTATTTAAATACATCCCCTCGATCCCCTCTTGGCCCTCGAGCTTACCTTCTAATGAGGTATCGATCTTAGATGCATTCGCTAGTGTATCTACAACATGGATATCAAGATCACTTTTACCCATTTGTTTCTGTACAACTTTTAATATAGCTTGTTGGCTCATACCACCGGAGGTATTACTAGCTCCTTTAGTTGATACACTTTTTATTATATCTCCGTTCTCTTCTACAATGACGGACTCAACGGCGTTGTTATAATCTTCTACATATTGTTGAGCCACATTGTCACCATTCTTAGCATCCTTAACCGCTCGCTTATAAATATCTTTCTGTAGCTTTTGAACATCCCCGAGAATTGAATGTTCCCCCGAAGCATCAAACCCACCGGCTAGGCCGGAGGCCGTGTTAACCGTGGAGCCAAGTATTACACCTAGTGCAAAGTCTCTTCCTACTCCTTCACTTAACTCTTGGTCCGGGTTAATCTCATTACGGACCATGTAGTTCTGTGCATAAGCAGACAAAGCTTCGGAACCACCTTCCGCAAGTGAGCCAACGGTAAAGGTCCCTACCTTATCAATTGTGGTTCCGGCTTTACCTCTAAACAACTTACCGGCCCCCTTCATAAATATAGCTTCTAGAGCTAACTCGGGGACGGCAGTCGGTAAATATTTCCAAGCATCTGTTTTTGCTTCTTTCTTAATGTCAGCTAATTCTTCTTCAAGAATATCGGGCTCCATAAATCTACCCTCATTCTGATAAGACTCCATTAACTTAACCGTCCTTTCTTCTACTGACCGATTATAGTTCCCTTCAAAATTATTACCCACCACTAGGCCGGTTAGCATCGCTCCGCCACCATAAGGACCGGTCAAAGCACTAGCAGTTCCAACGGCTCCTACTTGCCCAACAAGTTGACCCGCTCCTGTTGCAAGGTCACCTACAAAAGTTTGCTCTAGTTCTTCTTCTAAAATATCTGCTTGGCCCGGAGAATTTTCACGAGCCATCTGCATTAACTTCCGTTGATTCATTTGGATCTGCGGGGTACGCAAACTTGCTTGAATCTGATCCGCCCCTTCATCGTTGCCCATTAGTCGTAGGCCACCACTAACCGCATTACCGTATCCACCAATAAAACCATCTGAGAACCTACGCCCGGTTTGAAAGTTATCTACTTCATCTTGAACGGCCTCTTCGATTACTCTTTTCTTCTCTTCTTCCTCGAGAAGTCTATCGGCCACCTCTAATCTCTCCGCCTCGAGCTCGGGACTTCGGGCTTTATTAAAGATGATATCTTTATTTGCCATTTTCCCACCGTCCGGGGCGGGAAGTTCGTATGCAAAGTTTTCTAGTAGGTTTGTGCGGTTTGAAGAAGCATCGGGAAACAGATTGTATTCGTCTACCGGTTCCTCATTAAAGTTACCGAAGTCAAATTTATTCATGGCTGATTCTGTTTAGCTTTCTCGATTAAGGCTTGAAGTATCGAAGGTAATTTAGATACATCCCTCAGCTCCTCATCTTCTTCTGTTCGTATCTGATTCCTAAATGCAATTGTAAGACCATCCACATCCCCCTCTGCAATCATCTTTTGGATGTCTTTATTTTCAACAATCGATGTTGGGATCCGTTGATCCGTTCCACTAGCATCGACATACTGCATACTATTTTCTGTAGTACGCAGACCGAAGTAATTCGGTGTACCGGATCCATCTAGATCAACCGGTACAGGAGCCCCGGGTTGGAAAGGTTTAGCTACTTTTTCTTGTTCCGCTTTCCTCGCTTTTCTAAGATCACCTATCTGCATAAAGTTAACTAGATCACTAGCTTTCCCTCCGTTCCTAACCCATGAAGCAGAAGCTTCCGGATCACCACTCATTAGATCGTCAACATTTCCGGTGAAATTATCTAAAGCGGATCTAGTTTCTTTGTCACCGTGTATACCTTGAACTTGTTTAAGTGCGTGAGTGTAATAACCAAAGGGTTGATTCTCGTGATCGGTGTCAACAAACCCGGCAAGGTTGCCATAGGTTTTTTCCGCTTGTGTTTGATCCCTCTCATCTCCGTTAACAAAGAATCTTTTAGCGGATAGTTCCTCTGCTTCCACCATATCCACTTTCTTTTGCATGGTATCCGCATCAGTCTTCGCCTTTATCCCGGCCTTGTACGCTTCGTTTCGGTCTTGACCAAGTTTTATTTGTTCGTTCTGCATGAATGAACTAATCAAACCTTTATCTTTAGAACCGGCTTTGGCCACCTCGGGTGGGAGGCCCATAGATAATAGAGCTTGCTCGGCCTTACCTTCC